ATGGGGAAGGAGGATGAACCCTCCTTCGCCAAGAAGTCCCAATCAGAATTGCTCCAAGCATGGGACAAATATGACGGTACAGGCGAATTCACCATCAGCGATTTGGTCGATGAAGTCGAGGGGCTGGTTGTAGAAGGCAAAGCTCCTGCCGAATTGCAGGATGCCGTTGACGCCTATCGGGAAGAGCAGGCTGACGATAAGGCCCTTGCAGGGCGTGGCGACATGGACACGGCCGAAGAAAACTTTGCCAAGGCCGTTGAGAGCGCCATCGGCAACGAACCCTCCTTCGCCATGGGACGTCCCGGCACCAAGACCACGCCCCCCCGCGTCCTCACCCGTGAAAGCGCCCAACGCTTTGCGGACGGGTTCGCACGGGAATGGGAGAACGCGCCACGGGTGGAAGCCGTCCAATCCCAATCCCAGTTGCCCCAGGAGGTGCTGGCCTTCCTGAAGAAGAAGGGGGCCGAGCGGGATCTGGTGCGCGGCGTGTTCTTCAAGGACAAAATCTATGTGGTGGCCGACAACTTCACCGACCACAAAGATTTGATGCGCACCATCGTCCATGAGTCGTTCGGGCATTACGGCATCCGCCGGATGCTGAATGCCATGGGAGTATGGGCGCCCACGATGGAGATGGTCTACAAGTCCAAGCTCTCCGATATCCAGCAGATCGCCAAGGAGTACAATTACAATCTGGCCAATGAACGCGACCGGCGGTTTGCGGTCGAGGAATATCTCTCGCGGGAGGCCGAATTGAATCCCACCAGCACCACCGTAGAGAGGGTGGTCGCTGCAATTCGGCGCGGACTCAGGCGTCTCGGTCTGGACCTACAGATGTCGGATGCCGAGATCCGGCAGTTACTGATCAACGCGCGCCAGTACGTTCAGACCGGACGCCCCGCAAATCCGATCAAACTGTTTGGGGAGCCTGCATTCTCTAAGCAGACGGAAGCACCTGCTGAACCCGCCTTCGACAAGCGCACCCCCGCCGAGGCCGAGCAGGGCCGTACCGCCAGCGATGCCCTCGACCGCTCCCCCGAGATGCGCGAGGTCAAGGACGGCATCACCATCATCACCCGTCCCAACGGCCCCAAGCAGCAGGCCGCATTGGCACGGAAGGCCCGTGGGGTACTGATGCAGGCCCGTCAGGAACTGGATTCGGTGTTCGGCAAGGGATACGTCGACCGGGACATGAAGATGCTCCAGCGGGTCTTGGAGACACCCTACGGCCTGTCCAAGAAGTTCCTCAGCATGGCCAAGGCGATGAAGATCGAGATCATGGCCGACGAAACCCGCAAGTCCATGCTGTACCACTACTACAAGGACTTCGGCCTGGACCAGATGCAGGACTACTTCACGCAGAACCCGGCCGATCTCAAGACCTTCACCGACCTGATGTGGAAGTACGAGGGCAAGCGGTTCAGCGAATCCGATGTCCCGACCGATGCGATCACTTGGCCCAAGAACACGGATGAATCCCCGGTTATCAACCAGGCCCATTACGATGAAGTCAAGTCATACCTGATGGGGCAGGGAGTTTCGGAGGTCCTGGCCGACCATTACGTCAACCTGCGGAAGGCGCTGGACAGCGTTTTGGTCGAACTGGATTCCAAGTTGAGAACGGGCAGCCTGGACCCCGAGTTGATCACGGAGTTCCGCAGCCAGATCGGGCAGGTTCACAACTACTTCCCCCATCGCCGCAAGGGCGACTCGCAGATTTCCATCCGGGATACCGAGGCGGTCGGGACCGACAACGAACTGGTCTACCGGGAGCACTACTTCTGGAAGGAGGACAACCTTTACCGCAAGCTGGGAAAGTCCAACGCCCGTCAGCGCGCCCAGGACTGGCTGGCCGGTGCAATCGCCAACGGCGACTTGAAAGGCCCCATCGAGCGCTACCAGATCATGCGTCCCGACAAGGTCACGCAGTTGCCCGACGAGGTGTTCTGGCACGTTCCGATTGAGGGGATGCAGCAGATCGCGGAAGTGGCCGGCCGGTCGCTCGAGCGGTCCCGGGTGGCGACCGAAGCCGATCGGTTGCTGAAGAACGGGGAGGTCAAGACCTACGCGGAAGGGTTGGAGAAGGCCCGCAAGGTGCTGACGAAGGACATGGAGGTGGCCCTCTCCCAAGCGATTGCCGACACGTTCAAGCAGCGTGGGTTTGCCCGCCATGCCATCGGCCGTAAGGGCATCCCCGGGTTCGAGAAGGGGGACCTCTTCGGGATCATGCAGGACTACCTCTCTGGCTTTGCGGGGTTCACGACCAAAATCGAGCGGGCCCGGCTGCACAATGCGGTTCTGCGCGAGGTGGACGCCAAGCGCAACCCGGAGGAATACAAGTACGTCAGCAACTACGTGCGGGATATGCTGGCCAACAGCGACAAGCACGACCGGCTGGTGGATGGGATTCGTGGCCTGTTCTTCGTGAAGTACCTGGGATGGGTGGTCAAGTCGGGGCTGGTCAACCTGACGCAGAACGTGGTCATGGCCGAGCCGCGGCTGGGGATGGAAACCAAGCATCCCTGGAAGTACCTGTTGAAGTCCATGGCCGACGTCCGGGGCGCCCTGACCACGATGGAAGGACTGAAGGGCAAGGAGGTCCAGTACACCAACCTCTCCGACAACGAGCGTGAAATGATCCACTCCTTGTGGGAGAAGGGCCTGACGATCGACGTCTTCTTCACCGAACTCCGCGGCAAGGTCCCGGGGAACTCGATGGCCGGCCGAGCCTGGAAGAAGTTCGTGGAACACGGCGGGATCTTCATGCGGGTGGCCGAGCGGTACAACCGAGTCAGCACGGCCCTCGCCGCCTACCGGGTGGGGGTTGAGGAACAAGGGCTCTCCCACAAGGCCGCGATCGAACTGGCCAAACAGGTGGTCTACGACTCCCACTTCATCTACGGCAAGCACAACCTGCCCATGTGGGCCCGGGGCGGGGTGTTGCAGAAGTACATCAGGAGCGGCTACGCCTTCCGCGGGTTCAGCCACAATTACCTCAACTTGATCCACAACTGGATGACGCATCAGGGGCCACGGGGCAAACTGGCCGTCTTTCGGTCCTTCCGCAACCTGGCCATCGTTGGTGGGTTGGGAGCCATGCCTTTCTTCGATGCCTTCGGTAAAGCCTTGATGATGGCCTTCGGGGAGGACGACAAGGAGGCGATGACGGCCATTCGGGAGTCCCTGCCGGAAGAGTGGATGCGGAATACGGCGACCTATGGCCTTCCCGGCCTCGCAGGCGTGGACCTGCAGGGGTCCCTGGCGTTGGACTTCCCCAAGTCGTGGGCGGAGATCCTGGGGGTTCCCTACGCGGCCTACAAGGACACCCTGAACATGGTGGACAGTTGGACCAGCGGCCAGAAGCTGCGGGCGGTATCCGAATCCCCCATCACGCCCATCATGGTCCGGAACGCCATGCGGGGGATCGAACTCTACACGCTCGGCCAGTTCACCCGTTCCGGCCGGCCGCTGAACTCCCCCGACCAGACCGGGCCGCGGAAGATTGATGAGTACGATCTGGTGGCCAAGGCGGCATTCGGGTTCCAACCCACCGCCATCTCCAGCGGATACGCCGAGAGCCAGGCGATCGACCAGGCCATCCAATACGTGAAGTCCCACCAGTCCAAGATTGCCGACCGGTGGATGAACGCACGGAATAACAACGACGATGAGGGCATGAAAGATGCCATGATCGAGTTGCTGAAATGGAACGAGAAACAGGTGGCGGCAGACAAGCCGCACCTCCAGATCACCACCGAGATGTTCAAGGCCAGCCTGCGGGCGCGCATGATGCAGCCGGGGCAGAAGGTGCCGAAGAACCTGCGGGCTGAAGCGGCGGATACGTCGAAGACCTGGCAGTAACGACCACACGATGAGGGACACGGAATGAAAAAAATGAGGTTGGTGAATGGGGTCCTATGGGTTGCCATATTGCTCCTGGCCCTTTCGGGAGGTGCCTTTGGCGCGACGACCGTTCAATGCGATGACGACTTGAACGGGGCATTCGACCTGGATTGCGGGGGGACCAACTCCAAGACCGCGGCCGGTGCGCGCACGAACCTGGGCCTCGCCATCGGAACGGATGTGCAGGCGTACTCCAGCATTTTGGACGCCCTGACCAACCTATCCGGCACCAAGGGCGACACGCTGTACTACACCGGTACGGCCTGGGCGGTCCTGCCAGCAGGGAGCAACGCCTTCGTCCTGACCATGTCGGCTACGGGAATCCCAGCCTGGGCGGTGTCACAGTCAGGCGGCGACGTCTACTCCTGGGGCGACTGTCTCTCGGGGGAGTGCGGCCAGGGGGGCGCAAGCTCCGGCACCTACTATCGGCTTTACGATGGAGTGGGGAAATACGCGGAATTCCGGGCCGGGGTCAGCGCGGCCAACCTGACCTGGCGGTCCCCCACGGCCTATCCGGCGGGGAACGATTATCTGGTAACCTCCAGCACCACGGGGCAGCAGGGGTTTACCAACCCTGCCTCGTTCCAGGCCGCAGGCTCGTACCAGACCTTGGACGCCACTCTGACCAGCCTGGCCGCGGTCGCCGGGGTCCAAGGGGATGTTCTATACGCGACCGGAACGGATGCGTGGGGGAAGCTGGCCAAGAGCACCAGCGCCACCCGGTATCTCAGCAACACGGGGACTTCCAACAATCCTGCGTGGGCGCAGGTGTCCCTGGTCACGGGGGTCACGGGTGATCTTCCGGTGACCAACCTGGCAGGCGGGACCAATGCGTCAGAAACCACCTTCTGGCGGGGGGATGGGCAATGGGCCGCGGCATCGGGCGGAAGTGGGGATGTAACCGGAGTGGGGAACTGCACCAACGGCGACTGCTTCGACGGGTCCAGCGACGGCGGGTCGCAGCTAACGCTCTACAAGGGATCATCCGGGGTTGGCGGGCAACTGTTTCTCTACACGGTGAACGGGACGGATGTGTACGGGTCGGGGTTCTACGGGGCACCGGCCGTTTCATCGTCCGGGTCCTACCTGTTGCAGATGCCATCGGCGCGGGCGAGTGCGGCCGGGATGGTGCTGGCCTGGACCAACGCGGGCGAAGCGGGTGCGGGGAGTGCGGCAGACCCCTACATCCAGACGGGATCGTGGATCACCCCGCTCCAGAACTCAGCCCCGGCCGCAACTGGGACGGCCGCGCTGGGGACATCCGAGATCGCATCTGGGGCCTGCGCATCAGTGGTGACGGTCGCCGGGACAGGCATTGCCACGACCGACATCATCGCGTGGGGGTTCAACGCCGACCCCACCAGTACTACGGGATACTCCGCATCGGCCAACGGGATGCTCACCATCATCGCCTATCCGACATCGGGGAACGCAAACTTCAAGGTGTGTAACAACACGGCGGGAGCCGTGACCCCAGGAGCGGTCACCCTCAACTGGAGGACCATCAAGTGATAAAACTGGTGATCCTTTTTTTACTGACTCCCGGGTTCGCATGGGCGCAATGGGGTATGGGGCCAGGCCCGGGGGTGAAAGCCTACGCCGCGGCCACAACCGCGTGTAGCGCCGGATGCACCTCTGTCGCTGATGCGGACGTTCTGTGCGAAGACGCGGAAGGCACGGGATATGTCTGTACCGGATGGACGGAATCCGTGAGCGGGACCGGGGCCATCAACGAAGATGCGTCCCATAGCGGGACGCTGTCCTGCACCGACAAGGGGACGCAGGCGTGGCAGTGGACCGCTGCGAACACGGATACGGCATATTCATACAAGTCGATCACGGAAACGGATGCGCTGTACGCCAACTTTTACATGAACATAACGTCATTGACGGCGTACTCATCCTCTCACGCATTTTCAGGATATCTTACCAATGTGTGGGATTATGGGTTTATCCTTCAGGTGGAATCCAGCAGCGGAAGCACCAGCGCGTACAAACTCAAGCTGGTAGCGTATAATGGGCAAGAGGCAACCACAAGCGCCGCGTACGATGTCGGGACCTGGTATCGCGTAGGAGTCAAATATGTTTCTGGGACCGAGGCCCGATTGTATATCAATGGGACTGAGGCCGGCGCTATCACAGCGTCCATGACCGCCAGAAATCTTGATGGCGTCTATATCGGATCCCGTTCTTCTCAGGGTTTGGTAGGGCAAATCGATATTTTTAAATTAGACAACGATACCATGCCGGGGGCGTGCCCATGAGCAAACTATTAGCCCTTATTCTAATCCTCATCACGGTTCCCTGCGCAGCGACGACCTACTACGTCCGCACGGACGGCGGCACATCGACACAATGCACGGGCACCACGGACGCAGCATACCCAGGGACCGGCAGTGGGCAGGCGTGTGCGTTCATTCACCCGGCGTGGGCGCTAGGGGGCTATGGCGGTGCATCTGGTGTCATGGTGGCAGGCGATACGCTTATCATTGGCGCTGGAGAATATATGGCGGGGTTGGGGATGCCCAACTCCGGGGGGTCCTATTGGAATAGTTACGAGCCCTATCTTAACGCGGTCCCGGCAGGGTCCAGCGCCGTCGCCAAGACCAAGATTTATGGGGCGGGATACAACACGGGGTGTACGGGGACAAAACCGCAGTTATGGGGGACCGGGGGCACACTAGCCGTCCTGACATTGGGCAGCAATACGGAGATCCAGTGCCTGGACATCACCGACCACTCGGCCTGCATTGGCAGTGGCCCTATTGATGGAACGGTAGATGGGTTCCCCACTCAGTGTGTGGCTGGGTGGTACACGGGGTCTGCCAGTGGGAACTGGGCACGGCACGGCGTCGACATCAGCAACGGCGCGTCCGGGGTGACACTAACCAATGTGGACATTCACGGATTGGGTGGACACGGAATCTATGAAACCAATTCTGGGGGCGACCTTAATTTTACAGACGTCAAAATAATGAACAACGGGTTCGCCGGATGGGATACCCCATTAACCAACACACGTACGGGAGAGCATTATCTCACCCGAACTCGGATTGAATGGAACGGGTGCGGCGAGCGCTACCCGCTGCAGGCGGCGCTGGGGGCGTCTTCTAACGCGCACCATTGCTGGGAGCAGCAGCAGGGCGGCTATGGGGACGGCTTCGGCGGTGGCGACGGCAACCCTGGCAACTGGACCATTACCGATTCGAGCTTTTCGTGGAACTCATCGGACGGCCTTGACCTTGCACACGGAAACGGAAACAGTACGGTCAAATTTATCCGCAGCAAGGCCGAGGGGAACAACGGCCAGGGATTCAAGTCTACCGGCACGTTCTATATGGAGAACAGCATCATTGCCGGTAACTGCAATTTCTTCCACGGAGCGGCATTCACTTCGCTGAAGGACAACACGGGAGCATCGGTCGAAATGAACTACTGCCGTGCGGCCGGGACTCCGATCAGCATCAACTTCCCGCTGACCAGCAACCGGGGATACATCACCAATTCCACCATTATGAGTATTGGGGATGTGGTGTTTTCCTTGGCGGGCGCAGGATGTACGGGATCGCCACAGCTTACCATTCGCAACAGCATCATCTATGGCGGCTATGATTGGGGATATGAACACAACGTAGGATCTGCGGACGAACTGACGGCTCTTTATTGGTACGAGGGAACGTGTACGGCCGCTGCGTTTGACTTCGACTATTCGATTGTTTATCTGACGGCCAGCAGTAATTCGGGTTGTGAGGGTGCGAACTCTTTGTGCGGAAGTGACCCGTTGTTTTTTGGCACCATCAAGCAGGGGCCCGGGATTGCAAGCGGATATTACACGGGGACCGACTATGCCGCTCAACTCTATTTGCAATCTGGGTCCCCTGCCCGAGATGCGGCTTATGAATCTGCTACATTGATTGGCACCAGCAACGATTTCAATAATTACTCTCGCGGAGGGTCATGGGATATCGGCGCATTGGAATATGGATCGTATCCCGCCAGTGATTCTACGCCCCCCACCATGTCGGCGCCTTTGCCCTCCGGCACGGTTGCATTTGTCAGCGATCCCCAAACCGTGACGTTGCAGATCACGACCGATGAAGCCTGTCTGGGCCTGTATGGATGCCGGTACAGTGCGGTCGGCCCCAATATTACCTATAGCTCCATGACCAGCTTCTTTGAAACCACCAACGGGCTGGACCACTCCAAAGAAATCAGCCTATCCCCCGGGAACTACACGTACTGGGTGCATTGTGCGGATACGGCGGGGAACGCTACGACCACTCCGGCGCAGATCAGTTTCGACATTTCAGCGGAAGTCCCGAGCCAGGTGACCTTCCGGGGTGGCGTTCTCAAAGGCGGGAAACTTAAATAAATATCAGATCAACCCCTTTAGCGGGAGGGCACATGGATTGACTTGGGACGGCATTACAGAACGACGGAAGGAAAACCCTATCCCCGGGAAGGAAGGTCGGCGGCAGGGGGATATCCATTGCCCCGACCATGCCATCATTCAAGAAAGCACCAAGGAGCATCGAGTCATTGTGTGCGGGAAAATACGTGCGGTGAAAGACGATAGTGAAAAAGACTTAGCGGCCCTCAAATCCTACCACGACGCTGATATGGGGGAACTCAAGTTGGAGATCGGGAAGAAAGCGGACCAGAAGGACCTGCGCGGGATAACGAAATTCGTTTCGTTTCTGGTATCGATTGCCACGCTGGTCATCATCGGACAAGCGGTATGGTTGCGATCGGACATCAAAGAGGTGGCCTCCAATGTCTCCACCATGTCCACCGATATCGGGACCAAATTGCAACGGGTGAACCAGCGCATCACAGAGGGTGTGGACGAACGGGTGCGAATGGATGTGGAGCAGACCAAGCAACTGGACACCATATCGGGTGAAATGAAGGTCGTATCGTGGCGGCTTTCCCAAATAGAAGAAGCACACAAGGGGACTAAATGATCGCATGGAGCCACAAGGTATCCGGCGAGTTCCTGTCGCGGGTCTGTGACATCTGTGGCGACCTGGGCATCGAACCCGACTGGCTAATGAGCTGCATGGCCTTCGAGACGGGGCGCACGTTCTCTCCCAAGATTTACAATCAGGCCGGATCGGGTGCGGTTGGGCTGATCCAGTTCATGCCCTCCACCGCCGCCACGTTAGGGACCACCACGGCCGTGCTATCCAACATGACCGCCGTGCAGCAGTTGGATTTCGTCCACAAGTATTTCCTTCCGTACCACGACCGACTCCACTCACTTGAAGACGTTTATATGGCGATCCTATGGCCCCGCGGCATCGGGTTGGATCTGGACGCTCCTTTGATTTGCGAGGGAGAGCGGCCCACCACCTACCGCCAGAACGCAGGGTTGGACATCGACCACGACACGATCATCACCAAGCGCGAGGCGACGGAAAAGGTCCGCCGCATGTTGCGCGAGGGGCTGGAGGCCCCGGACGTTCAAGCATAGAAAGGGTATCTCATGAATGCGAAACGAATCTCCATGATCCTGATCCTCCTGATGGGCCTGGCCGGGTGTTCCGGCACGGGGTTCCAGATCACCAACGAGCAGGCCATGCTCACCGCCATTGAACTGGGGGGCTACAACCTGGGCTATTTTGTGGGGGCGTCCAAGAGCCCCGCCGATGACCAGGCGATTGCGGACGCCTACGCCCTGGCACGCACGGGCACGCTAAATCCTGAACAGGTGGCCTTTGCGTTCGTCACCCTGAAGGCGCAGAACCCCCAGTTGACCGGGTCGCTGATGATCATCCTGACCAACATGGGCGCCGGGTTTGGGCCGGACAACAACCTGATTTCCCTGAGTGGGATTCCGGTAGCGTACTGGGACCGGGCGGCTCAAGGGTACACGATGGGTTACCAGATGGGGCTGACGAATAAGAAAGCGCCCGTCAAGCCGTCGGCGGTCAAGGCCAAGATCCCGTACGTCCCGGCCAAGTAGGGGGTGGCCTATGCAGAAACTGGGACTGTGTATCGGGATCAACAACTACCCCGGCACGGGAAGCGACCTGTCGGGGTGCGTGAACGATGCGCACGACTGGGCGGGGGTGCTGGCGGCGCATGGGTTCGTGACCAAGACCCTGACCGATCTGGCCGCAACCCGGGCCAACGTGATCGCCAACATCAAGTACCTGCTGGGCAAGGCCGTCAAGGGGGATTCGGTCATCATCCAGTTCTCGGGGCACGGGACCCAAGCCCCCAGCGAGGCCCTGGATGAACCCGACAAACTGGACGAGGCGATCTGTGTGGTCAGCAACGACCAGAAATTCATCGACATCATCTATGATTACGAAATCTGGTCCCTGATGAAGGCGAAGCGGCCAGGTGTTCAACTGGTCTGGCTGTCGGACTCCTGCCACTCGGGGTCGATGGTGCGGGCATTTGAGCCGGTCGGCGCCGGCACCAAGAAGTTCCTCCCGTGGTCGGTGATTATGGCCCTCCAGTTGGCACTGCAAGTCGCCAACGTGGTGGTCCCCATGCTCACCACCCGCGAGGTGCGGCCGGCGGTGGACGTCTGGGACGTTCGAAGCCCGTGGCCCTGCCTGCTCATGTCCGGGTGTCAGGACGCAGAGTATTCCTACGACGCCAACTACGGGGGCCGGGGCAACGGGGCGTTCACCTACACGGCTTTGAACACGCTCCAAGCGCTGAAACCCGGGGCGACCTACACCGACTGGTTCCGGGCCATTCGAAAGGCGCTCCCGAGCCGGGAGTATCCCCAATCCCCCAACATTTTGGGGAGCTACCAATCCGCTAAAATCTTCTCGTAGAGGTGATGTATGAATAGAGCGCAAGCGATACTGGCCGCAATCAATGTGGCGGGGTTCATCCTGATCACGGTGCTGGCCATGATGGCTATCAAATGGGGCAACGAGTGGGCCGCGGCGATGATGCAGAACATCCTGCCGCTCCTGATCGGGTGCTGGATTTCAAACTTCACGACCGTCATTAACTACGTGTTCGGGACATCGGCGGGGTCGGCCGCGAAGAGTGCCGTCATTTCCAAAATGGTCGATAACGCCGCCGCACCCAAATGATCATCGACTACCCACGGCCCATCCGGGTAGAGTTCCTGGGCGTCGGGTCCGATCGGTTCGCGTACTGGCGGCTGATCGAACCGTTCGAATACACGGTGGACGGACGTCCCTTCACGGTCCAAGCGGGGCGGGAAACGAACTTTGGCAGCATCCCGCCTGCGCTGTGGGCCGTGCTCAGTCCGTATGAACTGGGGGTGGGCGTCGTCCCGCACGACGATCTGTACGTCACCCATGAGGCGGATAAGGCGACCGCCGACCTTATTCTAAAGGCGTTCATGGAGAAGGATGAGATCAACTTTCTGGTGCGTCAGGTGGCTTACTTCTGCGTGAAGAACTTCGGGGAGGCCAACTGGAACGATCCGTCCGGATTCAAGCGGGGCTTGATTCTACCGGGGACGATGACGCCGAAACAGGCTGCGTGGAAGCGACGGGTTGAAGGTGGTTAAGGGAGCATAGAAACTCTTTCAAAAGACACCGGCTGCTATCCACATCGACCAACGCAAGCCTTGTCTTTTTGTTTTCAAGACCCATTTTGCTTCTGCGCTCCTTCCAGTCTCCTATTTGAGATATGGCTTCAATCGCCACGGCGGCGTCTTCATCGTTACCGTTTCTTACCCTTAGCACAATTATCCCGCTACGGCGGAAGTTGTATTCATCACGGTAGGCATCATAGGCAACATCATGTTCTTTCCCATCCACCTCAACCGCGACTCCGATATGGGACGACCAAAAATCAAACACCCGATAACCCCACACGGCTTGACGGGTCCATTTATATGGAGTTGTCTTGAGCTTGGTACTCATCCAGTTTTCATTGGGGCTGCTAAAAGACTTGGTTTTGTTCTGGCTTTGGCGCTTGGACATGTAGGCGTGTTGCCTAGAGGTGGTAGTCCACTTGAGGGGCTTCATCGCATTATCCCTTATGCGATCCCAAGAGAATTTCAGCGGCAGGCTGTGGGATTTCAGCTTTTCGGGAGCGACCCTATCCGCTGAAACTTGAGGTAGACGCATCTGAACTATAAGCTCAATTCGTTGAGCAGGTCAAGGGTTTCCACGAAGGGGGGTGATGCCGGTGCTCAGAGGATGTATGATGTCCATGACTATCCTATTCCTCTTCCCTATCCAGGCATGACCCCGGGGCGTCGCATCCGGTAAACAACACGCGGTAATCGTTTTGATTGCTCCCATGACAATTTTTATTGCTGTGGGGGCAATTTTATTATTGACAAAGTATTGGGACTATGATTTACTCCTCCTTAACGGCAGCAATCACACCAACCCAAGGAGGAGTCAATGAAGAACCGACTGAAGCTGAAGTGGATCGAACTGGCCAAGAAGTGCGGATGGAAGCAGTGCTACATGTCGATGGTTGTGAACGGCTACTGCATCCCCAGCAAGGTTATGGCCGAGAAGGCCCGCCCCGCCCTGAAGAAATCCCACAAGTACTGGCTCAAATCCAACCTGTCGGAGCGGCAGGCCATGCTGGAACGGGCCCGCATCCGGCTGGCGAAGGTGAGGTGAGGCATGGACCGCAAACATTGTAGCGGATGCCGGAACAACTTCTACAATGGGAACAACCCTCTTGGGGTAAAAGAATGCTGGAGCCTCAAGGACGCAAAACTTGTGTCGCGCATTGGTTTAGGATTCTGGGAGAACCCCCCATACAAGGGGAAAAAGAAGGTGCGCGTTCCTGACTGTTGGATGGGCGAAGGCTCAAACCGCACCATCTATATCAAACCGGAAGTTCTCACCAAAGACGGATATTGGAGGTCGTAATGAACCGTTACGACCACTCCCCCCTGGCCTACGTGTTCGTCCTGATCGTGGGAACGATCACGGCCTACCTGATGCTCTGCGGGATCGACCTGCACGTACAGGAGCGGGAGTCACGAATCAAACCGAATATAACCGAATTGGGAGGTGGGTATGGAGATGCACATTTGCGTCCGCAAAGTAAGTAACGGGTTCATCATATCGTGGGGGCCTGCTCCCGGTGAAATGCCTCCTGAAAACATCATTGTAACCGAGCGGAACAGTTATTACGGGCTGTCTAATACGATTGAAGAGGCGATCAAGAAGGAGTTCTTCCCCCCAGGTGAAACCGAGTAGGTGCCGTCATGGACGACGATTGGGAACGTGACTTGGAGCGGGAAGAGTTCAGGGAACCACGTCGGTTCCGGTGTGCAGGGGTGGAATACTGTGGTTCTCCGTCATGCCATCGGTGTTTCCCGGGTAACACGTACGACAAGGATTATTACGGCGAGGACGATCCCGTCATTGACCTACTCAACTGAAAGCGAGGTGAGCGATGTCAGACCAGCTTGAATTTAAAATCAGTGAAGGTTTAATACGGCCGATATTGGAAGCAAAAATAAACCTTGCGATTACGGAGGCGTTGGGAGGGCATGAAAAACTTATAACCGATATACTTAACGCCTACATGAACCAAAAAGTAGATTCTGACGGAAAGCAGTCAACGTATTCATCAAGCAAGCCAAGACTGACATGGCTCATGCATCAAATGGTTGAACAGGCTATGAAAAACGCTCTTCAATCGTTTTTACAGGGGAAGACAGCCTACATCCAATCTGAGTTCGAAAAGTTTTTAAATAGCAAAAAGGGTTCATCAAAAATAATAGAAGCTATGCAAGATGGATTTTGTAAATCTCTCGGTGACAGATGGAGGACCAGTGTAACATTTACTCCATTAAGTGAATAGGATAGGAGGTGAGTATGTGGTTCGTGTGGCTATCCATCGGAGCGTGCATCGGGGTGTTGGCGGCGGCGTGCTGCATGGCGGCAAAGAGACGGGAGGCCGACTGTTTCAACTGTACCGACCTGATCGAAGCGAACCAGACGATTGCCGGTCGGGACGGGGACATCAAGGCCCTGCTGGAACGCATCGGGACGCTGGAGCGGGCGAACGCGGCGTTGAGGGGGATCAATAAGTCGCTGGAACGTGAGAAGCAGACCATCATGTTCCTGAAGACCAAGGAGGCATAACCGGGGTGGAGGAGGTGGGGCATGGCATTCAAATCGTACATGAAAGAATCACGTGATACGGATTGGGGAACGACCCAGTCCGGGAACCTAACATTGGAGCAGATCCAGGCCGGGGCCATCCTGCGCATTGCGGATGCGGTGGAGAAGATGGCGATACGGTACACGGAGTTGATTGACGAACGGGATCGATTGCAGCGGTGGTATAAGGAGAAAACCGCCCACAACGAAAAACTGGAGCATCAGGTGCGTGGCCTGCGGGGGGCGATTACGCGGATGAAGGGACGCAAACCATGAGCCGCTACTACAAGCACGATGGGGTCGAGAAGCCCTCGGTCACGACCATCTGCGGACAGTTGGATAAGCCCGCGCTGATGCAATGGGCCGTAGGGTGCGCCGTCGATTACATCCTGGTATCCCTCCCATCCTTTGCCAACGACGAACTGCCCGACCACCCGACTGGCACACTGGTCCACATGAGCGACATCGTGCCCATGATCGAATCGGCCCGGACCAACTTTCGCCAGGTCAGCAAGGATGCCATGGATGCAGGCTCCCGGGTCCACGATGCGATCGAGCAGTACCTCAAGACCGGCCGGGAGCCCTTCAAGCCGTCCGATGAGGTCATGGCGGGGTTCCTGTCGTTCCTCGAATGGCAGGACGCCCACCACCTGAAGACGCTGCAGACCGAACACACGGTCTATGGCGATCGGTACGCGGGCACCCTGGACCTCCTATGTGAATTGAACGGCAAGCAGTACGTCATTGACTTCAAGACGACCAGCGTGAAAGAAGGGGGACAAGCCTATTCCGAGCATCGCTACCAGACCGCGGCCTATCGGCAGTGCATCCCGGGGACCGTGGGCCACGGGGTACTCTACCTACACAAGCAGACGGGGTTCCCCTACTGGAAGGACTGCAGCGCAACGTACGAGGCGGATGTGAAGGTGTTCAACATCCTGGTGGATCTCTTTTATGCGGCTCATCCAATCGTGTCTAAACGCATCACCAAACAAATGGAGGTGAAGTAATGGGACTCATGGCCAAGGATTCAGGCGGCGGGTACGACCCGGTCGAAGCGGGCGTGTACCATGGCATCTGTTATGCAGTAGTCGACCTGGGGACGCAGTTCAGCACGGTCTACAACACCGAAGCGCGCAAGGTCCTCATCATGTGGGAACTGCCGACGGAAAGGATTCGTGTGAAAGGGGACGACCTGCCCCGGGCGATCAACCGGATCTTCACGCTCTCCCTCAACAAGAAGGCCAACCTGCGCGCCTTCCTCGAGTGCTGGCGGGGCAAGGAGTTCACCGAGGCCGAACTGAAAGGGTTCGACATGAAGAACCTGATCGGGGTGAACTGCCAGTTGAACATCATCCACTCCAACCGCAACGGCAAGACCTATGCGGACGTTGCCTCCGCCATGCCGCTGCTGAAAGGGACCGAAAAGCGGGCGCTCGAAAACGCGCCCCTGTATTTTTCGTTCGACGACAACATGGAACTCCCAGAACACTGCCCGGATTGGGTGGCAGAGCGGGTTCAGAAATCCGCAGAAAGCACGGGTCGATCTGGACCTGAACTGGGACAGCACGACCAGACCGGGGCCAAGAAGGACGACTCAATACCATTCTGAGGCCGAAGATGAATAAAACATGCTTTAAGTGTGGGAAAGAAAAGGACATTAACGAGTTCTACAAGCACCCCAAAATGGGTGATGGACACCTGGGGAAATGTAAGAATTGCACCAAGCAGGACGTCCATGATAATTATAATTTAAAGTTTGAGAAGTATAGGGAGTACGAACGCAATAGAACTCAGGGTCCAGAACGAAAGAAACAGAATCTGGAATGGTTAAGAAAGATGCGCGCAACAAAACCACATATATACCACGCATATATGTGTGTCAGTAAGGCGCTGAAAAGCGGTAAGTTAAAACGGGGACCATGCGAGGTATGTGGTGTAATTGATGTCCAGGCGCACCACGACGATTACAACAAGCCATTGGACATCAGATGGTTATGCTTCGTTCACCATCGGGAACTGCATAGACACCACAACGTGTCACGCGGTCGTGGACCCTTCTGATGAGGGGGAGTGAAAGAACTTGACATCAACGCATAACCTGATATGATTGAGGTGTCAGATTGCAGACTGACAAAGAGCGTACGCAACCGCGAGAAGGTGCAATTTGTGTTCTGATCGATCATACGGTAACGCCCGGTTCTACAGTGGGGCTACGGCCCCGCCCTCTACTCTTTGGGGGTCTGCAAACTGTAGGGCCGGGCGTTTTTCGTTCTAAGGGGCCATAATGCAGAGCTGGGAACAGCAAAAACAGTCCCGTCTTGACAACATCGACACTCAATTAGAATCGATCGAGTGCCAACATGCCAAGACAGAAATCAGGTATCGTCTTGCGTCTAATGGGTCCCGTATGTTTAAACCCCAATGCCTCAGATGCGGAGAAGTGATTGGGAAAAATTGGATTCCACATTCGACCATCCCGAACATAAACAACTGCAAGCCCATAGATGACGGCCTTCGGCAATTTAATATTGATTTAAAAATTACGCTTTCCAAAGAACTGAACGCCCGAAAGGCCAACATCCAGCGGACCGAATTTTTTGAAGACTATAATGAATATCTGCAGTCGTTCGAATGGGCCGATCGGCGTCAAAAAGTTTTGGCCCGTTGCAAGTGGATTTGTGAGGGTTGCGGAAAAAATAGGGCCGTTCAAGTCCATCACTTAACCTATCAACATTATCGGCATGAGTTTTTGTTTGAATTGGTTGGCATCTGTAAAGAATGCCACGACACCTTACACGAAAAACAGGACAATCAGGATGCCGCTCTCAATGCTTGACTACGCCTTGCGGTATCGCAAGCGTGGGTTCAGCGTCATTCCCTGCAAGAAGGACAAGCGCCCATACGTACAATGGGAGCCGTACCAGCTTCAGAAACCTTCCGAGGATGAAATCCGCAAATGGTGGACCACTCACCCTGACGCCAACATAGCGATCGTATGCGGACAGGTATCAGGGGTTGACGTCCTCGACCTGGACACCGAGCAGGCGTTCGCAGTGATGAACGACTTCTATCTTCCTGACTCCTTTTCCACTCCCACGGTCAAAACTCCCAAGGGCCGGCACCTGTACTTCAAGCATCGCAGCGGGCTCTCCAACAAGGTGAGGGCGATCCCGGGGACGGATCTTCGCACGATGGGGGGCTACGTCATCGCGCCTCCCTCCAAGAACGGTGATGGCAATCCCTACTACTGGCTCGACGGCCTGACTCCCAAGGAGATCGAATTTGCAGAATGGCCGGAGAACCTCTTCAGCGTTTTGGAAATTGCCTCGCATGGGTCGGGGAGTGCCCCCCAAGGGCACGACCCTTATAATTCTAGTATTTATAGGGAGGGGGGGGTTATAGGGGGGGGAGGGGGAAAACAGGAACCACAAACGACCACAGGAACCACAAACGACCACAAATTATTCGGTGAAGGCCAACGAGATAACGATCTTTTTCACGTTGCAAATTGTCTGGTAAAAGGAAAATGCGAACCAAAATATATCAATAAAGTATTAGAATTGCTTGCATTAAATTGTGACCCGCCTTTTGACCCATCCGAAATACCTGCCAAGATACAGTCAGCCATCAACCGGAAAGTAAGCCGTGAGCGCCACCTGTCCAGCGAGGTGCGGGAGTGGGTATCGACCACAAACGGCCACTTTTCGACCACAAACGGCCACAACGAGCTACAACTGACCACAAAAGAGGAAAAGAAAAACTTCAACATGATCATGCTGCGGTTGGTGGAGGAAGGGGTCATCGAAAAATCGGGTGGCCGGAACGGTGAATACCGCTTGATCGACCAATCCTGCCAGCCGATGGATTGGGTGAATGCCTCCTGCGAGTACCTGCCGCTTTGGATGCCATTGAACCTGGGGGAGATATGCGGAGTGCAGCCGGGGAACATTCTGGTGTTCGCTGGCGCCAAGGATAGCGGCAAGACGGCCTGGTTGCTGAACATGGCCAAGGAAAATCGGCACGATTACAAGGTGCATTATTTCAACAGTGAGATGGGGCCCGCGGAGTTCAAGCTGCGGGCGTCGTTGTTTCCTGACGTCACCGTTAACCAATGGGAAGACGTCCATGTGTACGAGCGGTCTGAGAATTTTGCCGACGTCATCAAGCCGGGTGCTGGGAATTTAAATATCATCGACTTCTTGGAGGTGGTGGATGAGTTCTGGAAGGTGGCTGCGACGATTCAGAAGATCCACCAGAAGCTCAACGGCGCCCTGTGCATCATTGCCCTGCAGAAGAATCCTGGAGTGGATCTAGGGCGTGGTGGGGCATTCAGCCTGGAAAAGGCGCGTTTGTACGTGTCGTTGGACTATCAAAACGCAAAGATCATAAGCTGCAAGAATTTCAAAGAAAACGATATCATTCGAGGGAATCCTCGCGGATATACGTGCAAGTACAAGTTGGTGGCTGGATGCCGGATTACCAGGATGGACCCGGGGTGGTCGAGTCCGATCGATAAGGGGGCAAAATGAGCCAGTTTGAACAGGTAGTCGACTTAGAGGGATCGGCATACAACGAGTGCCTGATCGTCAACAAGCGCGGGGATAACTACCAGATCATTCTTGGGAACAAACCACGTACGGCCAGCGGCACCGTGACCTGGAAGATGTGCTATCCCCAGTTTGATAAGAAGCCACGGGATCAGGCGGTCCCTTGGTGCATCACATTGGGGAATATAACCCAATCGCGTGAGGTAATTCGTGGCCTGATGGCCGCATTTGGGATGGGAGAGTGACATGACCGACGACACCAGTATCAGCGCGTGTGTGGGGGAGTACGTGGCGAACGGGATCCAGGCGATGCGGGAGGACATCACGGACGAACTGAAGATCCACGGCAAGGCGGTTCTGACGTTCAAGGTCCGGTACAAGCAGTTGGAGTCGGGGGAGATCGAGGTGGACCTGGAGCGCCGGCTGGCCCACTCGCCCGATGTGGTCAAGACGAGCGTGGGGAAGCTACGGCAACAATCCCTGCCCGGAATAGGTGGTTAAAATCGAAACCAACGGCCCTGAGAGGCCGCAGGACGGGTTTGGAGGGGGTGAGACATGGCCAAGGCGGTGGGTAAGGGATCAATGGGCGATTTGCCCGTCCCAACGGAGTACCAGGAGCAATGTAAAATAGTCGAGTGGGCCCGCATGATGTCCCTCCATGATGCAAGATTGCGACTGTTGCGGGCGGGCATGGAGGGGGTGCGGTTGACGATCGGGACCCGGGTGAAGGCAAAGAGGGCAGGATTGGATGCCAGTTGGCCAGATTTGACACTTTTTGTACCTAGGCCCAAGGGGAATGGGGATGGGGCCTGGCACGCCCTGTTCATCGAGTTGAAACGGAGGAAGGGGGGAACGGTCAGCCCGGAGCAACGGGAGATGCACGACCGGTTGCGGTGCCAGGGCTACCGGGTGGAAGTGTGCCGGGGGGCGGATGAGGCAATCGTGGTGATTAAGGGGTACTTGGGGATCACATAAGGGCCCGCGCTCTACGCCGAGCAGCGGGCGGCGTGATAACTTTTAAGTCAAAGTTGGCGAGAAAAGTTAGCGAGTTCGGAGGTTGTATGGACCCGTTGGAATATGTTCTGAACAGGATGGAGAACGCCGCGAGACAAGATAATCCGGCAATGGCTGGCTACGGTCAAGCGCGTAGGGATTTGATCGACGGCATTGTTGGCCTAAGGTCTGATTTGGTTAAGGAGGGCCAAATGCGAGAGCAGATGGCTGGATCGCTCGCGGTCGTAACTGAGCGTGCTATTCAGGCCGAGAATGAACTTGACCGTATAAAAGAAAATATGCGTAGAGCCTGCAATTCTCTGTGCTCCTGCGGCGGCGGCGGTCCAGAAGACGATCACACCTGCGATGTCTGCAAGGTGTGGCACCGCACAATGGCAAAGAACTGAGGCAAAGATGGCAAGCGGGGTGATATGCCGATCCTAAACTACACCACCAGCATCAGCACCGAGAAGACGGCGGCCGAGATCCAGCGCCGCCTCGCGGATGCCAAAGCGCAGGCGGTCATGTGCGAGTACGATGCGGCCGGTGTCATGTGCGCTATGTCATTCAGAATCCAACTCCCGAGCGGCCCGATCTCTTTCCGGCTTCCGGCCAACACTGAGGGCGTGTACCGCTCGCTGCGCGACAATCGCCGTGTGCCGTCGAAGTACAAGACCAGAGAGCAGGCTGCACGAGTTGTCTGGCGTATCCTCAAGGATTGGGTAGAGGCGCAGGTGGCTATTGTGGAGGCCGACATGGCTGCTATGGACGAGGTGTTTTTCCCTTACGCTCAGTCCGAGATCACGGGCGAAACTCTTTACAGCCGCGTCAAGGCGAGCGGATACAAGCTGCTGAAGGCGCCTGACGCCAAGTAATGGACCAAAGATGGCGAGTTTAGGAGGGGATATGGATTGGAAGGTAGAAGATAGTGGGCGCCCTGATTACCTGGACGGGGTCCAGGCACAATACATGATTACTGAAAACGATTCTCCGGTTGCATACGTTTTTGAAAAGGCTGGTTGTAATCAGAACCATCATCGACCACGAGTTGAAGAAAACTCGCTAACTAATGCGGAGAAGTTAGCATGAAAGGTAGGCGGTATGGAGAATTGCCAGTGCGAATGTCAGCGCGTGAAAGAACTAAAAGCCGCTCTTGCCGTTGCGAATCGAGCAAGCGCATACCAAGCGGATAGGTGCGATAAACTCATAAAAATAATGATTTATCTGGATGAACAGCTTGAGGCAGTAAAGGCAGAGAGGGACGCAGCGCAGAAAGATGTCCTCCGCGCGGCCCTGGTTGGAGATAAGCATTTGAGAGCGTATTACGAAAAACTTTTCCCATCAGCGGGCAAGTCGGTTTCCCGATGAAAACCGACACTATCCCAGTGGAGGTAAAACCCATGGAAGCGAAGAAGACTATTGAAGATGCGATTGAGATGCTGGCACGAAGGATTAAAGACGATGTTAAATCGGAAGATGCTTTGAGATTTACACAGTCGGCCTTGAATTTGGCCCATACCAAAGCGGTATTGGATAGGATCGGCAAAGACTGATGAACCTGCCCCACAAGGGCAATTGGGCCTTGCAGCGCGGCGTGCGAGCACGAATAGCACAGCGTCAATACGCTGCCCTCAAAAACGGGATACGCCCGGCTGCTCCCACAGCATAGGCAGTCGGACGCTGCAAGGCCTACTTTCGATGCGAAGTTAACCATTTTCCGTGGGCGTGGCAGCGCCGGTAAGAGAGAGTCTGAGTCCGTTAATCGCAAGAGGGTCTGCCAGACGCAAATGCGTGACGCGGGACTGGAGCCGGGTGGGGAATCCGGCCACGGAAATTAGCTAAGAAATGAGGAAGAACGATGAACCTGACCGAAAAACAGCTCGACACTCTGCGCCACATGCTCGGGATAAACGACCCAAGTGTGCGCGAACCAAAGCCGTTCAGAAATTACTATGCCGCATCGCACGGGAGCCACGAGCTTGATGACCTTGTAAAACTCGGCGCTGTTGAGTTCGACCAAAAGCACGGAGATTATGATTATTACCACTGCACACCAGCCGGGAAGATCGCGGCAATAGAGTCACACCGTCTGATCCGCTACACCAAGAAAAAGCGCGTCTACCTAAAATGGCTCCATATCGCTGACGCCTTGCCAGATCTGACGTTCAAGGAGTTTCTGACAAGTGATGATTTTAGACAATCGAGGTCGGAAGCATAGCTCGCCAACTTTTGCGGAAACCTTAACGGAGGCACCATGAAGAACTGCACCACCCACCACGCCTGCGCGTGCATCGAGGCGGATAGAAAGCGGCTGCAGGCCGAGCGCGATGAGGCGATAAGATTGCTAAAAGCAACTATGTGGAGAGACTGTAAATGCAATGATTGTAAAGAAGCTCGTGCCTTCCTGGCGCGGATGGAGGTGAAGCCGTGAGCGATAAGGCGCCCTTGGCCCACTACGAAATGCTTGAAAACCGTATCGTAAAAATGGAGGCCGAACTTGAAACCTATCGCAATTATGTAGGCAACAATATGGCGATGTCGGATTATAAGACCGTAGACCAAATGAGGGACGAGAACTCCAACCTGTCAACCGAACTGCATCGCGTAAACGCACTATGCAACTCACTCCGCGCCGAGCGCGATGAGGCGATTGGAGTAATCGTTGCAGCCTATAGAGCATGGGTACAAGAATCGGGCAGCAGCCAGTTTGTAAAAGATGAAGCTACAAACGCAGTACATTCATTCTTGAAGCGTATGGAGGTGAAGCCGTGATAGAAGTACTCAAGGACGGGACAGAGTTTATAGGGTTCTACCGCAGCGGCAAACCTATAGGAGATGCTCTAATAGTAGATGAGAACCAAATGGCTGCTCGTTATGAAACGCTTGAATCCGAGCGTGACCGCCTTGCGAACGAGCTTGACGAGTGGCAATCTATGGCGAAAGATCACGCTGAAAATAGCGCGAATGCCACCAGTGATATAATTGCTTTGAGAGCCGAGCTTGCAGCCACCCAAGAAGAATCCCGTACTATGATCCAGGCGTTCAGCCGCGTCCGCACTGCGCTTATCACCTGCGAGGACCGCCACCACCCGGACAGCGAGTGGTGCGCGGAAGCTAAGGAGGTGATGGGATGAGTGAGGATGGTTTCTTGACGCATTACAAAATGCTTGAAAACCACATCGCAGAACTTGAGGCCGAGCTTGAAATCCTCAAGGTAAAAAATACAACTCTCGCCACTACGTTGGAATTCTGGAAGGGAACGGCCGAGGCCCGGGGAGATGAAATTTCCCGCCTCACCACCCTGGTGCAGCAGCACCAGACGTACCCACCCAAGAAGGGGTGGAAATGAAACGACTATTCCGCAAGGAGGTGATGCGATGAAGTTTATTGTGATATGGACGGTTGTTAATTTAATCAGCATCCCGTGTGAAGAACCACAAAATCCATACGGAATAGTCAATTCACTGACAACCATAACATCAATAAATCGGATGTGCGTAACAAAATCAATCAAGGAGATGCAAAAAGAGTTTGATTCCTACGAAGACGCCAAAAAGTTTATAGACGAAGCGCCTAAAAGTAGTGGCAAATCAGCATACATCGTAGAACAATCATATTGCACTAATTTCAAACTGTTTAAGGAGATAGAACAATGAAACGACTCATCATCATCGCCGCAATCCTGATGTTCGCAACCATGTCTTTCGCATCCGGTGGACGCCCGAAGAAACCCAACAACTGGGATGTTTTCGGCTCCGACGACCGGCAGAACAACGGCTCCACCTACACCCAAACCTATGACGGTGGATTCAAATCCGTGGTCGGTGGTGACATCACCACGGGCTTCCAAAGCGTCACGACGCCCATGACGCCGGTTCCCGAGCCGGCCTCCCTGCTCCTGCTCGGCGCGGGGATTATAGGGATAGCCGCATACGGACGGAAACGGAGGTAATTTGGAACTAACTTCTAAGTCAAAGTTGGCAAGGAGGATTAGATGGCCCCCCTCTTCTACTCCATCAACCGAATGGAACACGCCGCGCAGTCAAACAACCCTGTGTTGGGGGAATTGAGGTGTCTAATGAACCAAGAATTTGAATCAGCCTACGATACACTCGAACTTAAATATTCAAGTTTCGAGTTGGGACGCGATGAGTCAAGCGCTGCGCCATATTATTGCCAGATTTTTGGTGATGGCAGACAGCTAATAGGCCAAGGAATAGGCATGGTTATGTCTCATGCCATAAACCAAGCGCTTGCGGATGCGATGCATAGCTAACCAAAAGTAGGTAGCATGGAAAAAGAGCTTACAGACAGAAAAGACTGGTGCGAATGGTCTACAATGAAGTGCCCAAAGTGCGGCGGATATTTCGTGGCTATTGATAGGCATGGGTTTTTCTGTGTCGCCCATGATTACGGAGGAGAACCGTGCAACTGGAGGCGTGACTTTGTAACGTTACAGCCAACTCGCTAACTTCTGCGGAGAAGATAACATGGAAACGCTCACCATAACCAAGCCCGACCATGACTGCACCGCGTCCACCGAGGGCGAGTGGGTGGTGTTCCGCTGCCCGCGCTGCCCGGAGTACGAGCGGCGCATCCACATCCAGACCGGCGACACCGTCGTGCGCGGGCTTAACCAGTGGCGGCACGGCGGGGTGAGCGGGAATACGGTGCAGTAAAGGGCCGGCGAGGGCAAGACCGTCCCAAGATCCAAGGAGGGCAAGACGGCAATGGTGTGCGAATCTCTCATCCCCTATCTCAACTTTGTGAATTCAATGGCCAGGGAGGGCAAGAATCGTGTTCACATCCGAAGAGTGGGAACTCTACAATCGGAGCGGAGCGGAGTCGGTCGAAGTGCTGTGCCCCAAGTGCGGGAAGACGCGGAAGCTGCAGATGTCCCCGTTCTGGAGCGGGCGGGGGATGCCGCGGATTTACTGTGATCGGTGCCGGTGGGTGATCGCGCGGTGTGAGCTGCCAGGGGATGATGAGGCGTACACGCCGGGGGATACGGTGAGGCTTCATGCGAGGGTGGGAAAAGCGGAGGCGCCCGCCGGTCTACGGGGGCGCCCCTGGTCGAGGTGGCTTAAAGATGATCGGTTTACGTTGTGATCATGCGTCCGTAATAGCGGCTTTAAAGTGTTCAACCCATGGTCCATCAGCGGGGAGGCAGTTCTCCGCCCAGGCCAGTGCTTGTTCCGCTGTTACCGGGTGGATGCCTTCCCCGTTCTCGCGGGTGTTGTCCTCGCGGGTACGGCCCCACTGGGACAAGGGCCCGCCGGATCCGTGCAGGAAGAACCGGCCCGACCGCTGGCCGACGTATAGCGCCTCGCTCCACCATCGGGAGTCGGTGCGCTTTGTGCGGGAGGCCGCGAGGCCGACCAATCGGGCTGATTCGGTATCGTAGCGGATGCCGTCTATAATCTTGCGCATGGGCTATGCCCTCCCGTCGAACTCGGGCGCGAGGATCCCATAGCCGCCCCAGTCTCGGTGGATGTCGCAATCGTTCGCCTTCATCCACGCATCATCAATCTTGAGCGCGTAGCCTCTCGGATCGCCGTTGAAAATGACGGGGATGCCTTGCGCCTTGTAGTTCAGCAGTTTGTCCAGGGCCTTCATAATCCGCCCCTCCTGCCGGTCGACGAACTCTTCCGCGATGATGCCATTACAGTAGTCCTCCGCCATGCGGTGCGCTTTGGCCTCCAGCCGGTGGACCTGCTTGCAAAGGGTCATCGGGTCAATTCGGTCCAGGTTGAACACGCGGTTGAGTTTCAGACCGTGCAGCAAGATTTGTTCTCTCATACGGTCGCGCTTGTTCATCGCTTCACCTCCTGCAATTCGCTGGAACATTTGAGGCAATAATAGGCTTCAAACGGTTTCCCGTCTAAATCTGCGAAAAAATGTTCGCGGGCTAATTCCATCCGCTTGTTACATCCGGCGCAAATAGTGGTAAAATTTTTACCGGTAACGGGTTGAAGGTTCATCTTTGCACCTCCTGGAGCATTGGGACCGGCCCGCCGCCCTGGTTGCACAGCAGTTCGGATAGTTTGCGAATCATCGTGCCCACACTCCCCATGTACTCCGTGCCGCCGTCGATGATGTGGCAATAGGCCGACCACGCGAACAGATCGTCGTACAGGCGCAGACGGGCGATGGATAGGCTCTCGACGTCGAAGCGTATCTGCACGTTGGGGGCAATTTCAACTTTTACCATTATCACTGTCCACCCCCTTCCGCTTTGGCGATAGCGGCGCGGGCCGCCTCGATAGCCGCGTCCGCTTCCTTCTGGTTGCTCCCATCCCCCCAGCGCTTGTGTACCATGCTGCAATGTTCGAATAGAGATTCGAGGGCGGACAACAGTTCGGGCGCGGCCGCTATGAGGCGGGCGTTTGCGGCGGACACTTCGCGCCCGTTATGGGTGCCCATCTCGGCAACGTGCCAATAGCCTTCCTGTGGGTGTTCGGATATGATCATGTGCGCCAAACCGTCTACAAAATGGTCCGGTGTTCTCACGGTCCATGGCCCGGGCGTGTGCGTCGTTTTCATGCGGCCACCTCCTCGAGCTCGGGCATGGTGCCTTCGCAAATGACGTCGACGGTTTCGCTGTCGATCTCGTCGCCCTCATCGTACAGCGCGCAGTCAATCGCTTCCTGTTCGCTGTCGGCTTCCGTGGCATAGGTGGTGCGGCGTTCGATGGTGATGATGTATTTTGGCATGGTGTGCCCTCCGTTAGTTTAAGAGTTTCGCCAGTGTCCAGAAATACGCCTCCAGACTGTAATAGACGTTGAACAAAATCTGATATTCCCGTTCGAGGTGGTAAAGCTGGGCCACCAGGACGACGGCGGAAAGCCAGAGAATGAGGGAGATTAGAGATTGCATGGGGGCGCCTATTCGCAATCCCGGCAAACATATTGTCGGAGTCCGCAGGGGTCGCCCACCCAATGCCCATCCCCGAAGAAAAAATACTTGCCGCACTTCTGGCACTCCTCGATTAACTCCTCGCGGGCGCTGTTCCATTTCTGCTGGGTCGCTACGTTCGCGTTGTAGGCCGGGAAGGGGCAATCTACCTTGTGCGCATATCCCGGCTGAACTCCACACATACAAAATTGGTTGGTCATGGTGTCCCCTTATTCGGTGATGCCCTCAAGGGCTTCATAGATGCAGGTCTGGTTATATCGGTCGCCGTCCGGGGTCCGTTGGCCGATCAATTCGCCGGCCATGATTCGAGCCGCCCGCCTTCGTCCGTGCCGTTTGACCAGTTCGACCGCCCACCGATATGCGGGCTCTTCGTTGTTGATCCAAAGGGATACATTCCAGGCGTTCCAGCTTCGGTGTCCGTTGTATTTCATGGTCATTCCCTCCACAGTTTCGAGATTAAATGCACGGCAAACAGGACGACGATTGCAACCAGGGTGATGGACTCGGGCGGGGGCATTAGACCTCCTTGGCTTCCCAAAAGCCATAGTCGGCCCCGTCGCCCGGATGGGCCCCGAAGTAGCACCCGGCCGGCGCCAGGGCGTCGAGGGCGTCGAACAGATCGGACAGGATAAAATCCGCTTCGTCGGTGTCGTACTTGGTGAGCGTGCCGACCTCTTTGATAAGGTCGGAATAGGCGCCGTCTGTGTCCAGTTCCTTCAGGGTGTCGGCAAACGTCGGGATCAGGTCCTCCGGCCGCATGGTGCCGCTCGAGATGCTGCCTTGGATGTCCATGGGCTGTCCTCCTAACGGGTTGAGAATCGCGGTTGATACATGGGGTCGGATACCGGCAGGCTCACGTCGCGCACATAGTCTCCCGCCAGTTCCACCGCTTCGATGAGGTGTTCCGCGTCCTGGGCCGGGCAGGTGAACCGGCACCCGCCACAGCGTACCAGCACTTGCCGCAGCCGGTCGGCCTTGGCGAGGGTCTTCAGGTCGGCTTCCATCAGAAAACCGTGCTGCTCGTCGGTGATCCGGCGCAGTAACAGGTTGACGTCGAGGTGGTTAGCGGTCATGGTCTTTGCCTCCTGGGTTGTGGTTGGTGGTCACTTATATCCCTTGCAACCCTCATACCAAGCGCACTCATAAAGTGTATATGATGGAATAGATAAAGGGAATCAACAGGTTAAGCCATACACAAGCGGAGCCCTCCAAGCCGTTCCCCGCCTCAAACGGTTCAAAATTATGAATGTATCAAATAAGGATTTAGAAGGATATTGAATAGTTCAAGCGGGTTAATATTGAATATGGGCGGTTCAAAATAATTAATTTGAGACGCTAAAGTTTATGGATTTAAACTTTGCCAGCCGGCGCCATCGGCCTCACCATAAAATATTTCTTGCAATCCCCAACTAACGGGGAGAAGATGCCAGTATGGACGCTAAGATGCTGGACGATCAAACTGTCAAAACTAAATTACAGAACGCGCCCGAGCTGCAGCGTCCATATCCCCAGGCTGTCGCGGGCCGGCGGTGTACCGTGTTCACCCCCATGCCTCACCTCCGCACGGTGCCGGCCCGCCCTCCCTGGAGGACGTAGCATAGCCTTATAACGCCAAACGAGGGGTGTGCGTGGCCACCTTCCGCATTAAGAAAGACAAAGACAACCCTTACGTCATGGTCAACAAGCGGGTGGTCCTCGACCCTCGCCTATCCTACCGGGCCAAAGGGGTCTTGATCTACCTGCTATCCCGCCCAGACGATTGGATCGTCTACGAACGGGAGATCGCTACCCATTCCATAGACGGCCCGTGGTCGGTCAAAATGGCCATCCGCGAACTAATCGCCGCCGGCTACATCACCCGGGAAAAAGCCCGCCACCAGGATACCGGGCAATACCGGGGATACCAGTACACCGTCCTCGAATCCCCCCTCCGTCAACCCCAAACCACCGAGATGCGAAATACCAACGTCGGTGAATCGCTCCCTACTAATAAAGACAGTACTAATAGCGAGCCCGATCAAAACGGCCTGGACGTCCTGTTCGAGATCCACCGACAAGACCGTAAACGGGAGGCTGAACAGCTTACCCACTGGAATATGCTAAACTCAGTTAAAACCGGCGATAAACCGAACTGAACTATGGCCTACGCCTCAAGACGGCTCAGCCCTCAACAACTCGACTTCATCGAGTATTACCTCAATTCGGGGAACGCGACCGAGGCGTATCTAAAAGCCTACGCCAGAGAAAATGGGAACGGAACACGTTTACCCGTCATCAGTAAACGGAACGCAACCACACAAGCTGGCGCCATGATGCGCCAACCCCACATTGTGGCACAACTACAGAAGCGTATCCAGGACCGACAGGATATGCTCCTGTTACCAACGTCCAACGATGTCATGCAGGCATATGGACAAGCGCTCCGGTTCGACCCGGCGAATCTCTATGACGACCAGGGGAACCCCTTGCCAGTCCATCTCATCCCAGAACATACCCGGAAAGCCCTGGATGGAATAGACATCAAGGAAACCATAGTCGAAAGCAAGGACGGCACGGACGTGCGCCGGTACACCACCTATAAATATAGGTATCCCGACAAGCTCCGCGCCTGTGAGTCCTTAGCACGCATTCTGGCCATGGGCGGGTTAGCCCCTCAGATGCCCCAAACCGTGCAACAGACCGTTAACGTTCAGGTAAACAGCTTCGGGCAGGATGAAGCCAAGCGGCTTCTGGATATGTTCAGCCCGAAACCAGCCGTTGAACCCGAACAACCTGAGACACTTTGTAACGTAGTGGAATCGTTGGATAATGGAAAAGAGTAGACATAATGTATCTTCTAGGACCCAGTTGATTGTGTCTCACTGGGTTCGCTCCTTATATATAAGGTGCGCCCAGATCGGCCCGACACCAGCCGGACCAACCGTCGAGCCCGAGGTGGACCAGTGACCGACCAGGACCAGACAGTAGACCCCCCTCCCCCCTTTTTATTTTGGATGGAACCTTTTCCAGGAATCGACCCCACCCCGGTCAAGGACGTCACTCCAAGTGGAGTCTCACATGCGCGGGTGAAGGGTTTAGTTGGACACACAGATTTGTCCGGTGGATACTCCCCTCCCGATAATGGGTCCTCCCCTCCTGAGTGGTTGGGGTGGTCCCTATTGCCTGGGGTGGTTCTGGTTCGTGGGAGGGTCCTGACCCCATGGTAGAGTGTCTCATTTCCCTCGTTTATTTGAGACACATTTTGGGTTAATATGAGACACTATTTGAGACACATTTGGGGACGGATTCGGGTATGGGTAGGGGTGGATGTGGTGCCCTGTGCGTGCCCGAAGGTTCCGGGGTGGCCGATTTACATGAAGCGGGATGGGAGTGGGCGGAGGATTTGCGAGAAGTGTCATGGGGAGGTAGTGCTTCCGGGGTGGGTCGATGAGTGAGGGTTGGCAATGGGTCTTTTGGGGAGGGATGTTGGTGTGGTTGCGGTGGATATGCACGCATATATATAAGGTAGGGAAGTGACGCCGTATTATCAGACGGAGTTGGGCCGGTTGTATCATGGGGACTGCCTGGAGGTGATGCCACAGGTGGGTATGGTGGATTTGGTACTGACTGATCCGCCGTACGGTGACACCTCGTTGGAGTGGGATGTTTTTGGGGATGCATGGGTGCCGTATGCCCGTGATAGTTTAAAGCCGTCTGGGAGTATGTGGGTATTCGGTTCATTAAAGCATTTGTTCCGGTTGTCGCAGGGATTGTCTGGGTTGAAGCTGGTGCAGGACATTGTGTGGGAAAAGCAGAATGGAACCGGAGCGCAGGCAGACAGGTTCAGGCGGGTCCACGAACATGCGATCCATTTAATTCTGGAGGGTTCTGTTTGGCGTGATGTGTACCATTCGACGCAATACACGATGGATGCCAGGAAAAAAGTAGTCCGGAGAAAAGAACGTCCTCCACATTGGGGGGTGATAGAAAATAGCACGTACGTTTCAGAGGATGGTGGACCGAGGGTGATGCGATCGGTGTTCCATGTGAACAATTGCCATGGCTATGCCGACCATCCGACGCAGAAGCCAGAGGGCGTTGTTTCGCCTCTTATCTTATATTCTTCCCCTTTAAATGGTATGGTTTTGGATCCGTTTATGGGGTCTGGTACAACCGCGATAGTTTGCGAGAAGAACGCCCGCCCATGGGTGGGGATCGAGATTGAGGAAAAGTACTGTGAGATTGCGGCCAAGCGGCTTGAGGCCGAGCGGAGCCAATTGAAGTTGGGGTGGGGATAATGAAGATCATCCAACTTACTCAGCCCAAGAAAGAGCGGTATGTGTCGTGTTTGACCTGCCGGTGCCCGATCCTTGTCCCAGATTATGTCAGTGATTTAGAGGCCAGGATGGATACGTGGGTGTGCTGGGAGTGTAACCGTGAGATAGAGGGAGAAGAGTGACGGTCGAGGCACCCGACATTGCCAGCCAGTTCCGGACGCATCTTAGGGGCGCCGATTTTGCGACGTGGCTCCGGTGGTACATTGAGTTCACGACGATGGTGGAGCGGGGGGTGGTGCCGGGGAGTTTGCTGGCGGAGTTGTGCAAGGATGATCGGTATTTGTTGTTGGTGGGGGTGTTGAACCAGACGCACGCATTGCATCCATGGGCGTACGAACGGTGTCGGGAGGTGGAAGCGGATCCGGACGGGTACTTGGATTTATGGGCCCGTGGGCACCTGAAGACGACCTTCATCACGTTTGGGGGTAGCATACAGGAGGTGATCAAGAATCCTGAGATTACGATCGGGATTTTTGGCAATGATCGGCCCGTAGCCAAAGGGTTTCTCCGGCAGATCAAGGCCGAGATGGAGATGAACGAAAAACTCCCGACCTACTGGCCGGACATTTTCTGGAAGCAGCCCAAGCGGGAGAGCCCGAAGTGGTCGGAGGACGAGGGCCTGGTGGTGAAGCGGAAGGGGAACCCCCGCGAGGCCACCATCAGTGCGTGGGGCCTGGTGGACGCGCAGCCGACGGGGCGCCACTTTGATTTGCGTATTTACGATGACATGGTGACTGAGGATTCGGTGACGACTCCCGAGATGATCATGAAGACGACCGAGCGGTGGGAGTTGTCGCAGAACTTGGCCCGCACCGAGATGATGGGGCAGACGGGCCATAACCGAATGCAGCACGTGGGAACCCGATACCATTATGGTGATACTTATGGGATTATCCTTAAACGTGGGGCACTTAAGGCCCGGATTTATCCGGCAACCCACGATGGGACGTTTGATGGAAAGCCGGTGCTGTTGACCCAATCGGCATGGGACCAGAAGAAACTGAACGAGTCAAAAAGTACCATAGCAACCCAACAGTTACTCAACCCCATAGCGGGCGAACTGCAGAAGTTCAGAATGGAGTGGGTGCAGCGATGGGAAACCCGGCCCGAGCGGATGAACATCGGGATCACGGTGGACCCGGCCAACAGCCGGACCAAGGGCGCCTGCAACACGGCGATGATTGTGCAGGGGGTGGCGCCGGGTGGGAACTGGTACTTCTTAGATGGGTACTGCCATCAGATGTCCCTCAAAGATCGTTGGGAAGCCCTCTTAGGCTTGTGGTTGAAGTGGTCGCGCATGCCCGGGATCTTGCTATGTATGGTCGGATACGAGAAGTATGGGATGCAAGCGGACATCGATTATTTCCAGTTGGAGATGGACCGGATGCCGCGGGACCGGAAGGTCAGCATCCCGATCACCGAGGTGAACTGGGTGAGTGACGGGAGCAACGCGAAGGACGACCGGATCGAGCGGTTGACCCCGTTGTTCCAGAAGCAGCAGTATTTCTTCCCGTACGAGGGGCAGAAGACGAAGCGGATGCTCGAGCAGGAGGAGCGGGGGAACCATCATCTGGTGGCCAAGCCCATCATGCGCAAGAACGAGCAGGGGAAGCTCTACAACGTGGTGCAGTACATCCTCGACAACGAGTATCTGTTTTTCCCCGCCACCGCCCACAAGGACGGATTGGACGCGATGAGCCGGCTGTTTGATTTGGACATTACCGCCCCGGCGCCACCGATGCGGCCGGAGCAGTTGATCCCACTGCATTCGGGGGAATTATGAGCGCACCTAAATTCTCCACCGTGTCCTGGTTGTCCCAGGTGACCGCGGCGGATCCGGAGTTCTACCAGTGGCCGGTGGCCTATGAGTTCAGCCGTGGGCGGGTGTTTCGAAAGAACGACGCCGACTGGTACGCGGGCCTGGTGTCCGACATTCCGGACGGCGCCGTAATGATGGGGGACGACTACGTCCTGATGGGCGACGATTACGTGCTGAAGGGGGACGGATGATCGACATCATACCGATTGAGCAGATGTGGTCGAGCGTGTGGGAGGTCAACACGGCCGGGACGATCGGCAACACGCTCGCCCAAGTCTACCCGGGCTACCAGTGGTGGGTGCGGGCCGATGCGCAGGCGGGATACTTCGTCATCCAGTGCTCCGAGATCAATGCGTCCCTCAACACGAACCAGCCGTGGGGCATGGTCATGCACGTGTCGAAGATCGACGACCACGGCCTGCTGCGAAAGAAGATCGTGCGCATGGGGGGCGAACTGCTCGAGCGGGCCTCCCTCATCCGGGGGAAGTCCCGGGAGAACCAGCAGGTCAAGCGCCTGGACGGGATCCCCGAGGCGATGCAGCCGATGCGGCAGACCAAGATCGTGCTGGCGGCGTAGCCATGACCATCGCCGACGACGTCCCCGTGTGGGAGCAATGCGCCGGCGACTGTGGAGAGTACTATTGCAATGTCCATCTGATGCACGCCTGTGAATGCCCCTGCCCCCCGATCGATGAGTGGGCAGTCAACCCATACCTGACCAGTGTTTCGGACTACCGGGCGGCAACGCCGAAGGACGCCTAGATGGCCTTTCAGCCGGAGAACGACATCACCCCGATCGAGAACACCTACGCCATGGAAGGGGACGCCGCCGAGACGGAGGCCCAACCCTCCGAAGCGGACGCCTATTACATCAAGGTGGCGCAGGAAGCCTACCAGGCATCCACCTCCTACATCGATTCGAACTACCGAGCGAGGTGGGAGAACGCCATCCGGCACTTCCAGAGCAAGCACGCCTCCGGCTCCAAGTACAACAAGGCCACCTACCAGTACCGGTCCAAGCTGTTCCGGCCGAAATCCCGATCCATGAGCCGCAACTTCGAAGCGGGACTGGCCGCGGCCTTCTTCAGCAACTCGGATCTGGTGAACCTCGAACCGGCCGATCAGGACAACCCCATCCAGGCCGCGTCGGCCGACATCACCTTCCAGTTGCTGCAGCACCACCTGACGACCAACATCCCGTGGTTCAAGATTTGCGTCGGCGCCGGCCAGGAAGCCCATCGGACTGGGGTGATCTTCAGCTACCAGAACTGGACGTACGTGGAAAAGCAGAACACGTACGAGGCCCCTGCCCTGGACGAGAACGGCCAGCCGGTGATCGGGGCCGACGGCCAGCCCGTCGTATCCACCGCGACCGAACCGGTGGTCCTGAAGGACTGCCCGGTCGTGGAGCTGCTCCCGCCGGAGAACATCCGGTTCCACCCGGCCGCCAAGTGGTACGACCCGATCGGGACCTCGCCCTTCCTGCAGATCCTGTGGCCGATGTTCGTACGGGATGTGAAAGCACGCATGAAGCCCGGGAAGGGGGGCAAGGTCCCCACCCAACCGTGGAAGCCGCTGACGGACGGCGAGATCGCCAGCGCCTCGCGGCTGACCAACGACTCGACCCGGCGCGCCCGGGACGACAACCGGGAGGATGCGGATGAAAAGCCCATTGGATCTGTCAAGGAGTTCGATGTCGTCTGGGCCATTGAGAATTTCGTCAATATGGACGGGCAAGATGTTGTTTACTGGACGCTCGGCACCGAGTACCTGCTCTCCGACCCCGCCCCGATCGAAGAAGTCTACTGGACCGGGGAACGCCCGGTCGTCATGGGGGTCGCCGCAATCGAGACATTCGTTTCCGTCCCAGAGGGTCCTCTCGGCCATGTCATCCCGCTTCAGCAAGAAATAAATGAAGTCGTGAACCAGCGGCTCGACAACGTGAAACTGGTGATGAACAAGCGCTGGCTGGTGCGGCAGGGGTCCAACATCGACCTGCGGAGCCTCCTGGCCAACGTCCCGGGGTCCGTCACGACCGTCCCGGGCGACTTCGACCAGCATGTGCGCGAGATCGAGTTCAACGATGTCACCGGCAGTGCCTACCAGGAACAGGACCGCCTGAACGTGGAGTTCGATGAACTGGCGGGGAACTTCAGCCAGGGATCCGTCATGTCCAACCGCAAGATGAACGAGACGGTCGGCGGGATGAACATGCTGCGCACCGGCTCGAGTGAGATTCGGGAGTTGACCATCCGCACCTTCTCCGAAACGTGGGTGGAAAAGGTGCTGGCCCAACTGGTCAAACTCATCCAGAAGTACGAGAGCAACATGGCGCTGTTGGCCCTGTGCGGGCAGAAGGCCAAGCTCTTCCAGAAGTACGGCATCGACCAGTTGACCGACCAGTTGCTGAACCAGAGCCTGACGGTCACGGTCAACGTCGGAATCGGATCGACCGACCCGGTCGGCCGGCTGCAGAAGTTCCTCCTGGCCGGGAGGGAGTTCATGGGCATGGCGGATGCCCAGGCGAAGATCATGGCGGCGGGCGGGCCCCCCATTCTGAAACTGGACGAGGTGGGCAAGGAGATTTTTGGGAGGATCGGCCTGAAATCGGGCGCCCGGTTCCTGGTCAATTCGGGCGACCAGCGCATCGACCCGGCCCAGGTGCAGCAGATGGCGATGCAGATGCAGCAGATGCAGCAGGTCATTCAGCAACTCCAGGCCGAGGTGGAGAACCAGGACAAGGACCGCCAGGTCAAGCTGCTTACCCAGCAGATGGCCCAAGAAGGCGAGGACCGCCGTAAAGCGGCCGAACTCCAGACCCGCCTCGCCTCCGAC